TACAAGACAGACCTAAAAAAGACATCATTTCAGGAACTGAATGAAAAAATTAAATTTATTAGAATTGTTTGCAGGAAGCAGAAGTATTGGTAAAGCAGCAGAACATTTGGGTTATAATGTTTTTAGTTCTGATATTAATAATTTTAAAGATATAGATTATGTTATAGATATATTAGATTTTGATTTAAATAAAATACCATTTAAACCAGATGTTATATGGGCAAGTCCACCTTGTACTTACTTTAGTGTTGCAAGTATTGGTAAACATTGGAATAAAGACAACACACCCAAAACAGAAAACGCAAAACTTGGAATTCAAATTATACAAAAAACACTTGATATAATTAATATGTGTAAACCTAAATGTTTTTATATAGAAAATCCAAGAGGTAAATTAAGAAAGTTAGATTTAGTTAAAGGCATACCAAGAACTACTGTTTGGTATTGTGCTTATGGAGATAAAAGGGCAAAACCTACTGACATTTGGAGTAATAATATTTATTCTTTATTTAATACAGACGGATGGAAACCAAGACCAGAATGTCATAATGGAAATAAAAATTGTCATCACGAATCAGCACCAAGAGGTAGCAAAACAGGAACACAAGCTTTAAAAGGAAATTATAATAGAAGCAAGATACCAAAAGAATTATGTATGGAGATATTAAAAAATAACTTAAAAAATTACGTTATATAATAAAGATTGATTAAACAATAAAATATCAATTATGGATAATAGAAAAAATAATGGTGGTGTAAGAGAGGGTGCAGGTAGACCAAAGAAAGCAGATGAATTAAAGCTAATAGAAAAACTTGATGCCTTAATAGATAATGATGAAGTAATTAAAACTTTAGGTAAACAAATAATAAAAGGCGATTCAAGAGCTATGAATTTATACTTTGGATATAGATATGGCAAACCAAAAGAATCTGTAGATATAACATCAAGTGAAGGCTTTAACATAAACTTTAAAGACTTAATCAAGTTTAAGTGATTGAAATAAATAAAAAGTATTCTCCTATTGCTGAATCAGATGGGAGGTACTTTATAGTAACTGGTGGTCGTGGATCAGGTAAATCTTTTTCAGTAAACCTCTTATTAGTTCTTCTTACTTACGAAGCTGGTCATACTATACTGTTTACTCGTTATACTTTATCTTCTACTTACATTTCTATTATTCCTGAATTTATAGAAAAAATAGAACTGCTTAATAAGTTTGATGATTTTAATATAACAAAAGACGAAATAAGAAATAAGCGTTCAGGAAGCAAGATAATATTCAAAGGAATAAAAACATCAAGTGGAGATCAAACAGCTAATCTAAAGTCATTACAAGGCGTTACAACGTTTGTACTAGATGAAGCAGAAGAACTTACTAATGAAGATACATTTGACAAGATAGATTTATCAGTAAGACAATTAGGTAAACACAATAGAGTAATACTAATATTAAATCCCACCACAAAAGAGCATTGGATATACAAAAGGTTCTTTGAAGATAAAGGAATACAAGAGGGTAAGAACGCTACTAAAGATAATGTTACTTACATACACACAACCTATTTAGACAATCTTGAAAACTTATCTAAAAGCTATATAAACCAAATAGAAAACATAAAAGAACGTAGACCAGAAAAATATAAACATCAAATGCTTGGTGGTTGGTTAAACAAAGCAGAAGGTGTAATATTTACTAATTGGCAAGTAGGCAAGTTTAATAAAGTAGGAGTTAGTGTATTTGGTCAAGACTTTGGATTCAATGATCCCAACACCCTTGTAGAAACTAATATAGATACCACTAGAAAGATTATTTACTTAAAAGAATGTTTTTACTTAAATGGTTTAACAACAACAGAAATAGCACGTTTAAATATGAAACACGCTACAGATAATTTAATAATTGGAGATGCAGCAGAAAAAAGACTGATCTATGAATTAAAACAAAAAGGATGTAATATAGTTTCTTCAATAAAAGGAGCTGGTTCTATTACTTATGGTATAAGCCTATTACAAGACTATGATTTAATAGTAGATGAACAAAGCATAAACTTAATAAAAGAACTTAACAATTATAGTTGGCTAGAGAAAAAGTCTAATACACCCATAGATAAACACAACCATTTAATAGATGCTATTAGATATGCAGTAAGTTACCAACTACAAAACCCCAATAGAGGTAAATACTATATACAATAATGGAATGTAAAAAATGTAAACAGACAATGACTATATATTCAGGTAAAGACAACAAAGACTACTACTACTGTAGGGAGTGTGATATTATAGAATTTAAATAAAAGTTATTAAATATTTTGTTAATAACTAAAATAGTTTTATATTAGCAGTATAATTAAAAACAAACAATATGAATATAAAATTAGAAAAACTTAGAAAAGGTTGTTATTACGAAAATATTAGTTATAGATATATTGAATTAAAAAATAAAATATGGAGTATATCAAATATATGCGATGGTCGAGTATATTTTTCTGGAAAAACTTTAAAAGAATGTAAAGTATATCAATCGCAAGAAAATGACATTAGAGCTTGGTCAAATTATTAATTAAAAAAAGTTATTAAATATTTTGTTAATTAAATATATTGTATTATATTAGCTGTATAATTGCAATGAAGCAGTTATAAAAACAAACAGAACAAATGAAAAATTATTTATTAAAATTTAAAAAAAGTTTAAAAGAAAGAAAATCAGCTTTAGAATTTCAAATGAAACATCAGCGAGGTATTATTAGATGTAATTATGTTGTTCAAGTTGGTAATTCAACAGTTGGAACAAATGATGAAAGCAAAGTTATTTTAAATTCAACAGTTGGGGCAACCTTGCCATCACAATTTGATAAACAACAAGTCAACGAAATTAGAACTAAATGTAAATGGAATAATGTTGATGGTAAAATGATACCAATTAAAACATTTTTTTACAAAGATTGGTATAAAAAAGAGTTAGAACAAGTAAACAATTTATTAGCACCTTTTAAATAATAACAATGGGAGTGTAACAGCTCCCTTTTTAAAACAAAACAAAATGACAATAGAAGATAGTTACAAAATTAATAACGTAGAATCAACATTAAAGTTCTTATTGCAATATGCAGAACTAGAACCACATCACAAAAGATGGGTAATTGAATCTTATAAAAATATTATAGACTTTAAACATCAAAACGATATACTATGAAAAAAAGACAATATAGATCAAATCAAGGTAGAAGTCCTTATCAAGAAGAACAATCAATGAAAATAATTGGTGTATTACTTTTAGTAGCTTGGACTTGTGCTGTAATCCTTTTAACATTAAAATTAGTATGAAACATTATTACGAAGTAGACGGACAACGTAGATATTACATAGCAAAGAGAATATCTAAAAAAGAAAACAAAGAAACCTTTTTAAAAGTTCTTGTGTATGCAAGTTTAGGCTGGGTAGTATTTTATGTATTTCTATTTTTATTCTTACATTTGTTAGAAATGGCAATATGAGAAACAAAATACAAAACATACAGGACATAGAATATTATGACAATTCTATAGTAATAGCTGATATTATAAACAAATGGACAAAAGCTAAACCAAACAATAAAGAACTATTAGACGTGCAAAGTAGATTTATACAGATGTGTATATATGTTGCAGGATTACAAAATGATTTAGCAGCTTGTAAAATAGCTAATAGTGATTATAGGGAACAAAAAAACGAAGCTCTATATAATTTAGAATTAATTAAAGAAGATTTAAAAGAATACGAAATATAATGAGTAATCATTGGACATATACAACATTACCAGAAGATGAACCACAACACGAATGTATGATGTGTGATAAACCGATATATAAAGAAAATGACTACTGCTCCAATAATTGTTGGGAAGCTAGTATGTTATAAAAATAGTTTGTTTTGTTTAAATCAAAGGTGTTAGAAATAGCACCTTTTTTTTTATACTAAAATTCTACTTTAATTACGTTATATAAGTATGAAAGCTAATATTAACGTGCCTAACGAACTAAACGAAATTACACTAAAGCAATATCAAAAGTTCTTAAAAGTACAAGACAGCGAACAGGACAACCACACTATACAAACTAAAATGATAGAGATATTCTGCAAAGTAAAAATGCAAGATGCTCTAAACATCAAACTGTCAGATGCAGATAGAATAGCTAGTATTATTAGTAAAATGTTTGAACAGAAGCCTAATCTAGTTACTAGTTTTTGGTTAAACAATATTGAATATGGATTTGTTCCTGATCTTGATGAAATCACATTAGGAGAATACATAGACCTAGATACCTATATGGGTGAATGGGATAAAATAGAAATAGCTATGAATGTTTTATATAGACCTATAAAACAAAAGCTAGGTAAAAAATATACTATAGAAGATTACAATCCAGATAAAAAAGACCAATTAGTCAATATGCCAATGGATGCTGTATTTAGTTCTATACTTTTTTTTTATCATTTAGGGATCGAATTATCACAAACTATGATGAATTATTTGGAGAACAAGGAGGGGAAACTACAAGTGCAAAGTCTGGGTTTGCTAAAAAATGGGGATGGTATTCAAGCCTTTACGGACTCGCTACAGGAGATATTACAAGATTTGAAGATATCACAAAACTAGGTATGCACCAATGTTTAATGATGTTAGCATTTATGAAAGACAAAAACGAATTAGAATCAAAACAAATTAAAAATAAATTTAAATGAGTCAACAAGGTATAAGAGGTTTTTATCAATTAACAGAAACAATAAAAGACAAATTACTTGCAGACATAAATTGTAATACTGTAACAACTGGTGATATATATGATGTTAACCTAAACAAGCAAGACATATTTCCATTAGCTCACATTATAGTAAACAACGTACAACAACAAGAACAAACATTAACATTTAACATAAGCATCTTGGCAATGGACATTGTAGATCAATCTAAACTACCAACTGAAGATAGATTTACTGGCAACAACAATGAACAAGATATTCTAAACACACAACTAGGTGTGCTAAACAAAGTAATACAAAGTTTAAGAATGGGTACATTATATACAGACAAATACCAATTACAAGGTACTGTAAGTTGCGAACCATTTTACGATAGGTTCGAAAACCAATTAGCAGGATGGACTGCAACAATGGACATAATGATATATAACGACATAAACATCTGTTAATGGATTTTAAGAATATAAATAAAGCCCTTAATGATTTTGGTAAATATGTTGTTCAGCAATCTAGGTCTAATCTAACAAAAGCTAAACAAGGTGATGGTGCTTTATATGAATCAATTAGATATACATTAGACGAAGAACAAAAAGGATTTATACTTGACTTCTATATGGAGGATTATGGTATGTTCCAAGATCAAGGTGTAAAAGGTGCTAAACCAAGTTTAATAAAAGGTGGTAAACAAAAAGCTCCAAATAGTAAATTCAGCTATAAACAAAAGATGCCACCAATGCAGCCTTTAAGAGAATGGGCACAAAATAAGAATATAAGATTTAGAGATAAAGAAGGTAAGTTTAAAAAAGGAAGTTATAAGAGTATGGCATTTGTATTACAAAGAAGTATATACGCACAAGGTTTTAAACCTACATACTTTTTTACCAAACCATTTGAAGCAGCATTTAAAAGACTGCCAGAAGAATTAGTAAATGACTTTATATTAGATATAGAAAAAGGAATAATATTAGGAACAAAAAAATAAACAATGGCAAACAGATTATTAAGATCACCACAATATATAACACAAACAGCAAACTCAACAGTTTTATCAGCTGTATTAAAAATAACTGTTGATGGTACGTTAAGATATACTTTAATAAAATCAGCAAGTATAAATGTACCAGTCTTATTTGAATGGGCTGAACTTGCTAGAGATTATTTAGATATTACTTATACAGGAACACCATCAACACAAGCTGCATTTCCAATAGGATTAGATTTTAGATTTTATGATGGGGTCAATGGTACAGGTACACAAATCGGACTTACATATACAGAAAATCATAATGGTTTTGATGGCTATGGAACTTTTTATGAAGAAGCAAATCCTAATATGAGTACAAGTGAATTTCCTGCAATTTCAAATTATACACAATCAGGCAGTTCATCATCAGGTGCTAAAACATATACTATGTATGCTCCAAAAAATATAGATTTAAAAGTGCCAAGTATTTTAAATGGTACAGTAGTTTATAATTCATCAGGATATAATACAACATCTCTTGTCATTAACGGAACAACTATAACTATAAACAGAATAGATTGTACTAAATATACTTCTAGTAGTGGATATACTGAACTTAATGGTTCATCAGTAGGATTTAAAGTCAGCTTTATTAATAAATACGGTGCAATACAAAGCGAGTTTTTTACATTAAAAGCTATAAGAGATATAAAAGCTAAAAGGGAAGCGTACAACTCTAATATAATTAGCTCTACTGGTACATATTCTGTAAATGGACATACTAAACAAAATTACAATATTAATGCAGTACAATCGATTACATTAAATTCTTTTTACGTTCCTGAATACTATAGTGAAGTTTATTCTGAAATGTTATTATCAGAAAAAGTATGGGTTCGATATAGAGAAAAATCAACAGGAGATTTTATTACAATTCCAATAAACATAAAAGATAATAATATGGTTTATAAGAATAGTTTAAACGAAAGATTAATACAATTTACTTTTAGTTTTGATATGTCCTTTGATTACATTAACAATATTAGATAATGCAAAAACTACAATTATATATTAGTGGTCAAAGAATTGATTTGTTTAAAGATGAACAAGTTTCATTTAATCAATCAATCCAAAATATAAAAGACCCTGCTAAAATATTTACAGAATTTACACAAACATTTACCGTACCAGCTTCAAAGAGTAATAATAAAATATTTGAACATTATTATAATTATAATATTACTGATGGTTTTGATGCAAGGAATAAAGTAGATGCTTTAATTGAACTTAATAACGTTTCGTATAAACAAGGTTATATAAAATTAGAAGGTGTTGATCTTAAAATAAACAAACCATACGCATATCGTATTACATTTTTTGGTGAAACAGTAAGTTTAAAAGATTTAATAAAAGATGATAAGCTAGGCAAATTATCAAAATTATCTGACTATGATTTAACTTATAATTCTACTAATATAAAAGCTAAACTACAAAGTGGTACTGATATTATTACACCTTTAATTACATCAGGTGCTAGTGATGCAAATGAGGATATTAATAATTATTCTAGATTATATTATAACTCTTTAAATCACGGTACAGCAGATGGTAACTTGTATTATCATACAGGAGGTGGAACAAATAGTAATGGTGTATTATGGTCAGATTTAAAATATGCTTTAAAAATTAGAAGAATAATAGAAGCCATAGAAAATCAATATGTTGGTATAGAATTTACAGATGATTTTTTCACCTCAACTAATAGTGTATATGAAAACCTTTATATGTGGTTACATAGGAAAAAAGGTAATGTACAACAAGCATCGCAAGTATTAGAGTTTCCTACTTTAGTTAATGCTTTTGGAATAGGAGGACAATATACAACTATGCTAAACGGAACTGCATTAGAAGTTTATTCTTCATATAATCCATATAATCCCCCTATAAATCCTAACACCTCTTTACCATCAATTCAACAAGAACTACAATTAACAACTACATCTAGTGTAGGTTATACTGTTGTAATAAATCGTAATGGTTCTGTATGGGCTACTATACCAAATCTAACAGGTACAGAAAGTTTAGATGAGGGTGATATGGGAGTTATGGATGAAGCAAGTTATACAGTAACTATTATAACTACACAAAATATAACATTTTCTAATATAGAATGGAATTTATCAGGTTTTTTTAGTGGTTCTGCTTGGACACAAAATTATCAAACAGGTAGCTTTGAAGCTACTGCTGATTTTGAGTTTATTATACAGCAACAAATACCAGACATTAAAATTATAGATTTCTTAACAGGTTTATTTAGAATGTTTAATTTAACAGCGTTTTATGTTAGTGATCCACAAGATACAGACTATGGTAAAATTAAAGTACAAAAGTTAGATGCTTTTTATGCTGCAGGTACGAGTTATGATATAAGCGAATATGTAGATACAAAAACAAGCAACGTAAATGTTGCATTACCATATAAACAAATTAATTTTGCATACAAAGGAACTGGAACTTTATTAGCTAAACAATACGAACAACTACAAGGTAAAAGTTGGGGTGCTGAACAGTTTACTGGTAATTCTACAGTAGGTAATAATTTTGATGCACCTAATCCATCATATGACGTGGTTTTACCTTTCGAACATATGCAAATGGAACGATTGGTCGATGCAAATCCATCCTCGCCAAATCAAACTACAATACAATATGGTTTTTTTGTAGATGATAATTTTGAAGCATATTTTGGTGATCCACTATTATTTTATCCAATATTACAAACAAGCAGCACGACAACCATTTCATTTATAAACGATGAAGCTACTGGTGATAATGATCCTTTAACATCTTACTACATACCTAGTAATAGTGTAAGTATTAACTCGTCTGTAAGTGCTAAAAATATAAACTTTTATTTAGAAACAAATGAGTACACTTTAGATTCGTCTTTTAATGAAACATTGTTTTACGAAAATTACTTAACATACATACAAGACATATTTAATAGTAAAAGAAGAATAATAAAATTAACAGCTTATTTGCCTTTAAAAATTATTTATAAATTAAATATGAATGACAAGCTAATTATCAATAACCAAAACTTTACTATAAATACTATTAATACTAATCTTATTACAGGTAAAAGTACAATGGAATTATTAAACGAATTATGATAAAGAATATTTTAGAATTATTAAAGTTAGTGGATGGTGAAACAGAAACAATTAGAATTGCACAAGGCAAATATAAATTAGCTGAAACATTTAAAGAAGGATTTAAACAAATTAAAAGAGAAATAAAATGGCAGAAGTAATACAAGTCCAATTAGATATAGAAACTAAAAAAGCTGAAAAAGGTGTAGATAACCTAACAGATGAAATAGTTAATTTAAACAAAGAAGTTGTTAAAGGGAATGAAGCAACTGCAAAAGGTTTAAAGGGTGTTGAGAAAGCATCTGATAAAACAGCAGGAGGTGTAAGAAAAATAGGTGGTGCTCTAAAAGCGTTAGGTATAGGACTTATTGTAGCAGGGTTTGCCAAGTTTACAGAAGTTCTAAATGAAAATCAAAAGGTAGCTGACTTTTTTTCTATTACATTTGAAACATTGTCATTAGCATTTAATGATTTCTTTAATTTCATACTATCTAATACTAGTGCAATAACCAACTTTTTTAAAGCAGCCTTTGATGATCCTGTTCAAAATATGGTTGATTTTGGAAATGCTATAGTAGATAATGTTGTTGAAAGAATTGTATCATTATTAGATTCTATTACTTTTTTAGGAAGTGCAATAAAAAAAGTATTTGAAGGAGATTTTGCAGGTGCTATGGAAGCAGCATCTAACGCAGGTAAAGAATTGGTAGATGTTGTTACAGGGGTTGACGATTCATTTGATAAAACAGTAGAAGCAGTAGATAATGTAGTAACAGCTACTTCTAACTATGTAAAAGAAACTGTTAAAGCTGCAACAGAAAATGTTAACTTATCTAAAACAGCAGAACTTGCAGCAGTAGCTAATCAAGGTTTAATAGAAAAATATGATTTACAAGCTGAAAAATTAAGACAAGTAAGAGATGAAGAAAGAAATACAATAGCAGATAGAAAGAAAGCAAACGATGAATTAAACGCAGTATTAGACGAACAAGAAAAAGCAATGTTAGGTAATGCTAATGCTATACTTGTAGCTGCAGAAGCTCAATTTAAGAAAAATGGTAATGATGAAAATCAAATAGCATTATTAGAAGCACAAAACGAAGTATTAGCAGTACAAGCACAAGTAGCTGGATTTAGGTCAGAACAAAAAGCAAATGATCTGGCATTAGATCGTGAACAAAAAGAATTAAACCTGTCTATAAGTGATGCAGAAGCAGAAAGAAATAAAGCACAATCTGAATTTGTTGCAGAACAAATAGAAAACGATTATTTAAAATTACAAGCACAATTAGATATAGCAGAAAAAGAAGGAGAAATAGAATCAAAAAGATTAGAAGAAAAAAGGAATCAATACCAACAAGGAACACAAGCCTATGTAGATGCTAACAATGAACTATTAGCATATCAACAAGAAAATGCAAACACACAAGTACAAATTGAAAAAGACTTAAATAAATCAAAAGCACAATTAACTACACAAGCATTAACAAATATTGCAGGTATTGTAGGAGCAAACTCAAAGTTTGGTAAGGCTATTGCAATCGTACAAGCTATTAGAGATACTTATGCAGGTGCAAACAAAGCATTAGCACAAGGAGGGTTGTTTGGATTTATAGGTGCAGCAGCAGTTATTGCAGGAGGTATTGCAAATGTAAAAACAATTACATCAACACCTGATCCTACACCACCAGCAGGAGTTTCAGTAGGTGGAGGTAGTTCGGCAGTTCCCCCAACACCATCAGCACCACCAGCATTTAATGTAGTAGGTCAAGGAGAAACAAGTCAATTAGCAGAAGCAATAGGAACACAAGCTAATGAACCTGTAAAAGCATTTGTTGTAAGTAATGATGTTACAACTGCACAAGGACTAGAAAGAAATATTGTAGAGGGTGCTACGATATAAATGCAAAATTATTAATTAAAAACGTTATATAACATATGAAAATAGTCGAATTAATACTTGACGAAAATCAAGAAGAATCTGGAATCGAAGCAATATCCATAGTTGAAAGTCCTGCCATTGAAGAAGATTTTATTGCTTTAAAAAGTAATGAAATAAAACTTGCAGAAATAGATAAAGAAAAAAAGATATTAATGGGAGCTTTATTAATCCCAAATAAGCCTATATATCGAAATAATGGAGAAGATGAATATTATATATACTTCTCTAAAGATAC